CTGATCTCGATCTCGGCTTCAGCGGTCGAGTTCCACGAAATCTGGCCCCCGTCTAGCACCTGGATATTGTACTCTTCCAGCTCGTCCTCGTTGAAGCTCAGGGATTCGCGCAGCTTGCGCACGATCTTGATGGTGGTCAGGTCGCCCTCGGGCGGTAGCAGGTTCAGCAGAATGATCCGTTCACCAATTGCCAGTTTCATCTCAGTCTCCTTTCGAGAGTGGGGGAGCTTGTAGGCGCTCCCCCAAAGCCTGTGTGATTAGGTGGTGCTGTCAGCGAAGGTGTGAATCCACACAACAGTTCCGCCAGCATCAACGAACAGTGGTACAGCACCATTAGCTGCCGCTGTTGGCGTGCTGGTAACGTATCCGATTGCCGGTCCGGAAGCCACGTCGAAGAGCGCCGAGATAGCCCGGTTGCTTGTGCCGAGATAGAAGGGGCAGAAGTACGCAGGAGTGCCAACGACGATACCCTCCATCTTCAGTCCGAAGATGATGCGGCTGTTGGTCATCGTGGCGGTGCCATAGATGCCATTGGACTGAGCGGCTACGATGTATGCGCCCGTTACGGTAGCGGAGCCGAAGTTGATCCAAGAGCCGATCCCCGACGTAGATCCACCGAATGTGCCAGATGCGTTGCACTGGAAGAGGGCTGCAGAGCCGTCTGATTGGTTAGGCGCCGCAACAGAGACGTTGGAGATGAGATTGGATTGTGTCGCCGTTATAGTCCCGCCCTGTGCCACGATTGGCCCGGTGACAGCCAGCGTCCCGGCGAGCGCGGTATTGCCATCCACGAGCAAGTCGTGCCGTACTCGGATTGAATCGTATTGTCCATAGTTTGTCATTAGTAGCTCCTTGTCCCGTGAGGAGGCGGGCTTTCCAGCGGTGGGATCACCCCCATTCCGCCCGCCCTACCCACAAGGTCCTCTAGCTGATCGTCGGAGCTGTATAGGTGCTGTTGGTCAGATCCAGCAGCACGCCGTTCAGCCTGTTGCCCACGGCAACGCCGAACTTTCCGAAGCCCAGGAGCAAGAATGTCGGTTGGGTGACGTACGTGCCTGGAACCAGCCCGAATCCGTAACCGTACATATCGTCAATACGCACGCGCAACGGAGCGCCAACCCCGCCCTCGACGCCCGGCTCATTCGTCTTGTACAACGCAGCGAACGTGGTCGGTACTCGCGGCGTCTCCCACATTTTCACCATGCCGCGCTTGGTCTCGACGGACCCGATGTAGCTGCCAATGTCCCCAAAAGCGGAGCGTTCAACAGCCGAAGAGTGGTAGTCGATGCCCGCCCAGTTCGGCGGCTTGAAGCCGGTCACGCCTGCCCATGAGCTGATGTCGGTGCGGCTGACGATCATCTCGAAGGGGCTTCCGTATCCGTGCTCCTGCAGGTGCTCAACGCACACGTCCACCGCGCTGATGTCGAAGGTGCTCTGCGTGATACCGCTCACGCCGTAGCCCAGGTAGTGATCGTGGGTGTTGGCGAACTCCTCACCTTCCGGTGAGACGGGCGGAACATAGGTGCTGATGTCGTTGGTAGAGTTGGCGAAGGGCAGGTCTGCCAGCGCCGTGGTTGACACAGTGTTGGCGGTGTCATTGAACATCCGCGTGAGCAGCTTCTGCTGCCAGAGCTTGCGCACGCTATCGATCATCGACTGGATGTCAGCGTCCAGATCCTCGACGTAGTGCTCGCGCAGATACCATTCGGTCCAGCCCAGCGACCAGTCATACGGTTCGATGGGGGCCATGTGGCCTTCCGTCTTGCCGCGCGCCGGATCTGGTACGCCGTACTCCGTGGCGACCTTCCATGTATTGCTCGTGCCGATGGCGTACTTGATTTCCGGGGTGTTCTGAACTGCGAACATCCCAGAATAGTGGGGCATACTCAGGATCTCGCCATTGAACCCGGCGAGAGCCGCGGAGGCCCGTTGCGCCATAGCCTCGAAGCTGGTGCCGTCACGCAGCTCCAGCCGCTTGAAATAATCCGCGTCCCACAGGGCGGGGAGTGTGTTGTTGCGGAGGTCTGAGAATCCTATAACAGCCATTTCAGCCCCCCTATGCCTTCACGACCAACGGGGTCGCGTAAGACGGATTGACCAGAATGATGCTGGCCGATTCAGCGATGCCAATCATAAACACGTAGGAGCCCGCAGCCGGGGTGTCCTGTGTGAGTAGTCCAGCGGTCGCACTGACGAAAACGGGCAGTCCAGGTGTCATGCTGGAATACCCCGTCACTGCCCCGCTGTAAACAACATCCATCATCACGCCGTCGGCTGCAACGGTCCCTCCGCCGTCAACCTGTGCCGCGGCACAAATGCCGTAGGCACAGGCGGTCAGCGAATCTGCGGCGGCGGTGCTCTGCCCCTCGCCGCTGGAGTCGATATAGACTCCCTCGCCGGTGTAGATCGTGCCGCCACTCTCAATTCTCCGCGACTTATAGCCCGGCAGGGGCCGAACATCCGACGCGGTAAACGAAATATTTGCCATCTTGTTTGCTCCTCATTACTTCACATGTGGGTCACGGATGCCGAAGCTCCGGTTGATCTCGGCCTGCTCGGACATCGTGACCTTCTCTTTTGTTGCGCTTTGCTTGCGGGCGTCAGGATCGTTCGGCGCTGGCGTCTTGACCAGGTGAGGTCTCTCTTTCACCAGCTTTGCCAGTGCTTCGGCAACGCCTTCGACCTTGCCCTTATCGTCAAGCGTGAATTCCGCGTCGCCCAGGAATGCCATCGCATCCGCCGGGTTGTGGAAGTTCGCCTTTGCCGCTGCGAGTTCTACCGCATACGCAATCTTGGCTTGCAGGGCGCCTTGCTCTGCAGCCGCGTGAGCATCTCGCTCACTCTGTAATTCCGCTTGCAGCTTCTCCAGCTCCGTCATATCCGCGAGCTTGCGTGCTTCTTCTGCTTCCTCGAATGCTTCCAGCTTCTTGCGCCTGCCTGCTGATTCGCTGTTGACGCGCTTGAGTGCGGCGCGACCCTCCTCAAGCTCTGCCTGTAGCGATTCAATGGTGGGCGCCTGCGTGCCTTTGGGTGTCTCACCCGCTGGCGTAGTCGTGGGCATCTCGCCCGGGTTCGGATCTGCGTCTGCGTCTGCCATCTCGGCTCCTTCGTGTTGTGGGCATCTCGCCCGGTATCCCTTGAAACGAAAACCGCCCGCAATCAAAGAGCGCGGAGCCGAAGCTCGGTACTCTTAGAATGCGGGCGGGACTAGCTAACTAGTGCAGCCCTGCTATTCGTGGCGTGTTAGATCAATGTTTCAATGCAAATCGCTCTAGGTAGATTGGCGCCCGGGATTTGAACCCGGTTTGAGAGTGTCCTTTCGTTGGCTCATTGTTTTCTCTCGTGGGAAGCACCCAGCGTGTTCTCACCACGCCGGCGCCAATACAACCACGTCTGATAAGCGCTCCTAGTATAGCACATATCGCTCCGCATTGCAAACTGGCAGTTTTGGCGCCGGTTCCTCTACCTGCACAACGCACATCGAGCAGCCATGCTCGTTGCAGTAGCCGACCACCTCAGTGACCAGCTCAGGATACACGCGGCGCCAATAGACCAGATCCCGCTCGTTGCCCAAGAACCTGCACGGCGGGTATTCCACGCACCCGCTGGCAAGCATCCGCTCTACTGCTTGCAAGTGCTCATCACCTGGCGTCCGGCTGCCGTGCCATCTGCGGCCAGGGCCAGCGGTCACGATTGCCCAGGGATTGCCGGCCTCAGCATCGCGGATCACCTGGCACGCTGTCAGCTCGTAGCACTCCACGCAGCCTGCGGGCGCTTCACCGGCGACGATTGCCGCGGCTTGATAGCGCCAGGCCGGTGTGTCGAAGGCGACGAACGGTGCAAGCAGTAGCGACACAATCACCAATGCCCTCATAGAGCTATGCCCGCATGATGAGCGATAGCCGCTCGGTCAGATTCAGATGGTGTACGAGCACGCAGCCGTCCTCGAACTCTGACCACGCGCCGCACCAGCACGCGCCGTCAGGGTGGATGCGATGCTCATGTTCATCCGGCTCAGGCGATATGTGGACGATGCCGGGGCAGTCGGAGAATCCGCCCACGGCCCAATATTGGTGTGTAGGATTCAGGCGTTCGACGTCACTCATCTTTTAGCGTCTCCAATACGTGATTCAGGAACGCCGCCCGCTTCTCAGTTTCGGTGAGCGTAGCGACAGATCGCCGCAGCGCATCGGCATATGCTTGATATGCTTCTGCCCTGCTGATCATTGGGGCCGTCGCCAGTAGAGCGAACTTCTGTTGTGCCCTTATCGAGTCGATGATGTACTCATAGACGTCACTCATTCCTTCAGCTCCCCCATCAGCCCCTCCAGGTGCCGCACGATCATCAGCAGCGCGCGGCGTACAATGTCGAGCAGCGCCAGCGTTTGGGCGCGGGTCATAGCGTGTACACCCGGTGCGCTCTGCCATTCGCGGGCGTGACTCCCCATCCCTGCTGTGCCGGATAGCTGGTATATTCGCGCTTACTCAAGATACTCCACAGCCTGTCGATGCTTGGCTCACCACGATGCAGCGAGTAGCGCTCGACCTGCTGCTGTCCGTGACTCCCAATGCGCTGGATGTGGACATCGACGTCATCGTTGCCGATGTAGAGCGTGACAAAGCGGGCCCTATCAATCATTCGGCGTCCTCGGTGTCGTCTAGCGGCTCAAACTGGATGCCGTGGTCGCGGGCAAGCCCGGCGTGCAACGCTGCTTCTGATGCTCGGTTCTTTGGCGTCTTGATCCAGTCCTCGTTGGCGGCTGGATCTGGCGTATTGCTTATGTCAAATGTGCCGATTGTTTTCTTGGTCATCTTTGTATCATCTCCACGATGATTGCCTCCTCATCTCCAAATGCACCTAGATGAACGAACTCAAACTCATCTAGGCACCCGAACCCAGATCGCGCACTTCCAATCAGGCGCTCACGTGGAATGTCCATTTCGAATACGATTCCCGTCTCATCTCTGCTTGTTGTCAATGCAAAGTCGTGAGCTGTACTTTGGTCAACGGACCAGCTTTCTATCGCGCTGCCGTTATATTCTACGGTTTGAAGTATCGGATTTCGGTTAGGTGACCGGTCACGCCACTCATCAACGAGCGCATTCGGAACCGTCATCCCCCGCCGCAGCCTTATAGTTGCGCCAATGCCTTCAGCGTCTAAGCGCTCTTGGGTATAGTCATACATTGTCCTCAAAAGCTGCTGCTGCTTGTCACTATCCATCAATGGGAAGAGTTTGGGATTCACCGTGCGAACAGCAGAGGTAATGGCTTCTCTGTGTGATTCGCTCAAATGCGGCCTGTGCAGCAACTCAGCTTGTATCTTAGCATTCTGTGCCGCCCGCAACTCTGCCAGCTTGTTTGCCTGCCACTGTGGCAGATCAATCCCCAGCATCTTGGCAGCGTCTTCCTGTATAGCCAATGACCTCATATCTGCATCATTGGATGATTCTGCCCACTGACGAATAAATTTGTTAGCTTCCTCATACGAAACACCCGTGCGATCTGACAACATCGTGACAATCTCTTTCTTGGCATCTGCTGCCCTGCGAGTTGCGGGCAAATCTCCAAGAAGCCATTCTCTCATTTGCGCGTCAGACGTACCTGGTTCATCAAGCACAATACCTGGATTCTGCCTAATAATGTCCAACCAGTCGCCCCCCTCTTTCCCCGCCACCCACTCCGCATATGTGCCCACCGGCGCATCCTCGCCCAGCAGCTCGTACAGCGGCTTGGGCGTCCAGCTATCGCCCCACACCGCATCCGTCGTCTTGTGCGGGATGTCCTCTAGCTTGAACTCGCCCGCCTTCCACGCCTCATACTTGCCGGTGCCCATCATCTTGCGCTGCGTCGCTTCGTCCTGGCGCTCAAACCACTCCTGCGCTGATTCGTCGTTGAACTGCGGCTCAGGCGCGTCAATGCCCAGCTCAGCGTATGATTTTGTCTCTGGCAAAAGTGTACAGCGACCTCCGCTGTGATCGTCCATATAAGTTGCAAGATCGTAGTGCTTGCCATCGAGCATAATGCAAGCTAAACATACCCTGTCATCTTTAGCTGAGTGACGAATCCATCCCTTGACTACATCGGCATTCGCGTTATACGTCTGGAGTGACGCGGTGCGGTAGGCCCGCAGATTCTCGTTTCTGCTTATCTCTAGCGCCTTCGTCAAGCCCATCCCGTAGGCGCTGCGCAGCTCTTGGGCCAGCTTCTTCGGCCCCCAGCCTGCCGTCAGGCCCGTGACCATCGTCTCGCCGAAGTCGTCCGCTGCGCTGCCCACATAGCCAGCAATGACATCGTGCAGCGGCGTGCCGTCCTGCACGAATCCGACCAGGTTCTCCACCGCTGCCCGCGGCATCCGGTAGTGGTCAATGGCGATCTCAGCACCGGGCGGAAATGCGTACTGAATCAGGTTGGCAGAATCGCGCTCGCCAGCTATCAGCGACTCACGCTTCTGTGCTGTGATGTCCTCACTGGCATATTGTGCGAATGTGCCCAGCTCAGTCTCGACCTGCGCCTGCACGGCGCGTAGTCGCTCAAGCCGTGCGATACGCCCGCGTGACACTTCCTCACCGGCGAGCCGCATTGCTTCGACCTCAGTCGATAGCGCCGTGATGTCGGTCTGTAGCCGCTGCCAGGTGACGCCGTAGTAGCGAACAAGCGAGGTCGCAGCGCGGCGCTCGCGTGCCAGTAGCCGGGCACGGAACAGGTTGGCGGCTTCGATGATGCGCGGGGTGATTGGCATGGGCTACGGCGCTTCCACAACTTCTATGCCAACCCCAGACATCCACGCGCCAATCCGTATCAGCCACAAACCAATGCTTACACGCCGCCTACGCTTCACCTTGAGAGTGATACTGAAATACTTGCCCATCAGTGTCGGCATATCTGCTGTCACCGTCCTTGTCGCCATCACGTCACCTCCAGAATGGCTAGTGTTGCTATGACCAGGAACGCGCGCCCACACTTGGGGCACCTGCCTGTCTTCGGTCCATTCGCCAGTAACGTAGTCCATCGTCCAGGCTATGGGCTCTTCCATCACGCCCTCCGGTTCCAGGCCGCTCGGGCAAGACTGCCATCACTCCACAACGTTGTTCTTGCGCCGCATTCAGTGCAGAAGACGCGATGATAGCCTGCAAACTTACCAGCGCGCTTTGTCTTGTGCTTTGCGCGCCCTTTGCAGTGCCCGCAGCAGAATAGCCCGTCAGGGTGTTCGCTCGCGGGCTTCCCGCATACAGGGCATAGCGGCTCGGGCGCCGGGCGCTGTTCGAGCGTATCGCGCCAGTTGGGGCTGGACATATGGCTGAGGAGGTGCTTGGTTTTCCCTGAGACCACGCCGAATATGCCGTCAAACTGGGCTGGTTTATTCTCATATACCCACCACGCGCCGGTATAATCTTGCGCTCTCCAGTCTGCCCAGTCGGGCAAGTCATCCCATGAGGGCGGTTCTACTGGCTTGGGCTTGACGACCCCAACCGAGTCGCGGTATTCGTCAGTCCACACGGGGTCCCAGAGGAAGGGGCGCTCTGGCTTGGGCTTGGGGGCAGTCCCCACTCGCATCAGGGCAATGCGGTAGAGGCCTAGCTCTAGCCCGTGGAGCCCGGCGCCCTCTAGTGTAACTGATTCCACAAGATTCAGATGTGCATCCAGCCATTTTGATTTGCTGGATGCTATCACATCGAACAACGTCTCATTCATCGCCTTGCTCCTTTCAAAAGCCTGCGATACCGTACATCTACATTTTACACGAAATCAGCGCCCAAGTCAAACTACGCCGCCCTGCTCAAACTGCCTCAGCAGCGCCCCGCCGATGTTGCTCTGCTCCTGCAGCTCCTCAGCGGATTGCGCCTTCATTTTAGCGATCTCATCAGCGTCATAGCCCCACTCGCTCCACAGCGTTTCGCGTGGCACGCCGGTCTGCATTTTTGCCAACAGCGTTTCTCCGAGCGTCTTGTCATCCCGCGTCTCTGACGGCTCCCATTGCGCCTCAACCGTCACGTCATCAGCGAACGTCTTGCCGTGCAGAGCGGACAGGTTGCGGGTGATGGTAAACAGGTTCTCCCACCCGTTGCCGACCAGCGTCTTGTACGCGCGCACCTTTGCCAGTAGCGGGCCCTCCTGCTGTTTCAGCGTGCCCTCAGCCGCAATCTGCCCGGTGATCTGGAAGCGCGCCGCCGGCGTGTCTGTCACCTGCGCCAGCTTCATGATGTACGAGTCCAGCGCCGCCAGCATCGGAATGAGGTCAGCAGGTGGGAGCACATCTGTTGATGCATCAGCGCCGCCTCCAGGACGCACGGCGACCCACGCGCCGGGCGTCATTGTCAGGTAGTTCCCGCCGTCATCCTCGGGCGCCTTGCCGTCTGTCGTAGCCATCCAATTGTATGTGAGCCGGATAGGAAACCCGCACGCATCCGCTGTAGCGATAATGTCAAGCGCGGTCTTGTTGATGAGATCCTGCAGCGGTATCGCGTCCCATAGCTCGAAGGCGCCAGGCTTGCGAATGGGCGCGATGGGGATGCCAAGAGGCTTGCCGGCAGCAGTCACCCGGGGGATAACCGCTTCGCCCTCTTCGTCTGCGAACGGCTCCCAGCCGGCATTGTGCAAGCGGCCCTCGGTAACGGCGACATAGCGCTCAATACGGTCTGGAAAGTAGATGCTCATGCGCTCGCGGACCTTGGTCTGCTTCTTCTCATCACGGTACGTCTCGTACCACCGCTTGCTGACGGCCTCCAGCTCCTGATTGGGGTCGTTCTCGACGTAGTGGGCCTTGCAGCCGAAGCCGGTGCCACCGTCAAGCTGGCGGTCGGTGTACCGCGGATAGGGCGTGAAGGTCGGCATGTCGTCCCCCTCCGGCCAATCCACGGCGACGAACGCCTCGACCTCATTCACCGCCTGTTGATGCGTGTCCCGTTGCTTGGCATCCATGCGGTTGTGCTCCCAGACGTCCCAGCACCACGCGGCATAGTCCTCATCGTCGCTGAGGAAGCCGGACACGATCATCCGCTCAACGACAGCGTCGACCACGGGTGCGCAGTAGTTGATGGCAAAGCGCTCATTGGCAAGGTTGTAGCCGATGAACTCCTGCTGGCGCTTGCTCATCTTCGTATTCTGCTCGCCGGCATAGTAGTTACGGGCCACGATGATGTTCTTCTGGCGCGTCTCTTCTTCCTCTGCCTGATATGCCGCGTAGACCAAATCAAGATCAATCATTCATTCCCCCTGCTAGTACACAAATGATGGCCCACCCACCGCCCCCAGTCGCGCGTGATTCGCCAGCGCCCGCGCGATTACCGTGTCATCGTGCAGCCCTTCCGGTGCGCTGTAGCTGCTGCGGCCAGTCGTTGGGCTCACCTTCCGCTCATAGGCTTCCAGCTCCATCGTCGCTACTGTGTTATCCAGCCACTGCACTTCCTCGCGCTCGAAGGCCAGGGCCAGCGACTCGATCAGCGGAGGCTTGCTGGAGGCCGTCGTCATAAACGGACGCACCGGAAGTCCGTCGCGTTGTAGCTGCTCAATTATTGGCACACCAATGGCATTTTCCTCTGCGAGAATATCGTCAACGTGCCACTTGTCCGCGAGTGCCTTGAGTCGCCCTCGCTGAAATACATAGTCAATCTGGTTGAACCTGTCCAGCGCCAGCTCCTGTCGGCAATCAGCGCATACCACGCTGATAGAAGTGTAGTCCGCCTGTTTGGCCCAATCAACGCCGGCTACAACACGATGCGCCCTGTGATGGCCCGTCACCGGTGCCCGGTCTGCGTGTAGGCACGCCGCGATGTTGCGGAATACAGCGCCCTCACCCTCCAGGAACTCGGCCATTATCTCTTGCTTGTAGCCGTCTTCTGTCAAGTCCTGGCTTATCTCTGCCAGCGTCACCGCGTCCAAGAATGGATTGTCATGGCTGGTGAAATGCCACGCCGCCCAGCGTCCGGTTGTGTCGGCTATTGCCTGCGCGTACTTCTTGAAAAAGTGGTTCTTGCGCTTCGGCGTGCCGCCATAGACAATGACACCGCCACGGTCTAGGAGCATCGGCAGCACCACCTCATCAACGTCCGGCGACATCAGACTATACTCATCCAACAGAATCAGGTTGCCCCAATCGCCTCTCAGGGTGTCCGCGTTGAACGCCGTCTTGCACCTGACACGCGGTGCGTTCTCATCAACGCCCGGCTCTTCAAGTATGCGCTTGGTTTCGCTCTTGACCAATCGCCCCGCGGCGACGTCCTCTTGATAGTAGTGCCGCACCGCATACCAGAAGCGGTCCGTCTGCTCTGCAGTTGGTCCCGCATAGAGTACGCGGCAGCCGCGCTGCAAGCCTCGCGAGGCCAGGATTGCCATGCCGGTAGTCTTGCCGCCACGTCTACCGGCGACAATGACTTTGCGAATGGCGGTAGATTCAACCAGCCCGCGTTGCTTGTCATGTGGTTCCGGGCACGCTGGATGGATTCGCAGCCATCCCTGCCTCACCATCCTGTCGATCTCTGCGCGCTCTTGCGGCGTCAAAAATGGCATCAATGCCTGCCGCTCGCTCAGCATCGGTAAGCTCAACATTCGTTATCTCCATAGGTCCGCCGTCCTTGCCGGTCAGCTCGCGCGCCTCACTCTTGACATATCCGCGCTCCCGCCCCTTCATCGCCAAATACCAGCGCACATCAGCGGTGTCCACGATTATAGGCTCTCCAGGCTTGCCGTCAGGCCCGCGCTTAACCGCCTCTGCCTGCTTATGATTCGACGCCATGATGTTGCCGATGATGACGTTTTCCGCGATGTCTAGAATGCGCTCACGCTCTGCCTCGTATGCCTCGCGGACTGTCGGGTAGCCGTCGATATACTTGCGCGCCGTGTGCCAGGTGCAGCCGACAGCCTTGGCTATCGAGCTAACGATTGCGCCAGATCTAGGCATTGCGTCAATAAACTGCTGCGCCTTATAGCGCTCCTTACCTGCCACCCTTGCCCCCTTCGTCAAACTTCGTTGATTCGTGCATCTACCCCATCAGCTCCGGCGTGCCGTTGGTCATCCGTAGCACCTCACAAGGCCCGCACGCCTGCGCCGCCTTGCGCCAATCGCCCTTGACGAATACGAGCACGTTCTGGTGCGTCTTGCCTAGCTTGCGCCCTACTGGGAACTGTGACGACACGCGGATGGGCAAGCTCCCCACCGCCGTTACCAGGATGGCCTCGTTGTACAGCGTCGTCCCGGCGTCTTGGAAGGCTGCGATAGTGTCGCTTACGAAGTTGCGGTATAGCCCCTTCTTGTCGCGCATATCGCCAACCACGAAGCAGGCGAAGCGGTCATCCCTGAGCAACGCCACGCACTCAGCTATGATGTGCCGATAGCCCTCCAGGAACTCGGCATAGGTTGGCGCTGCACTCAGCTCGCCCTCTAGGTCGCTGTAAACCTCCAGGTTGTAGTATGGCGGGCAGCTAAACACAAAGTCTACCGGCTCCGCCACAAGCTCGCGAATGTCGGCGCTGTCACCGTGTACCCAGCGAGGCGCAAGCCCTAGCGCCTCAGCCTGCGGAGCGTTGGCATTGACCTGCTCTTTGCGTAGCTCCACGCCCACGTACTCACGCCCCAAGTATGCCGCCACAATGCCGCGAACGCTGCCCCCGGCGAATGGGTCAAGCACCTTGAAGCCCTGACCAGTCCACCAGGTATAGGCGCACTCACAAAGGACAGGATCAAAGATGCTGGTGCCGGTCTGCTCAGATGCGTTACCCTCAGTGCCAAAGACTTTGGCACTGTAGTGGCTGCGGGCCTGCTGGGATTCTCCCAGCAGGCCGTTGTCGGCATACTTACCAGGACTGGTAAGTATGCCGTTTACCCCGCCTTCATTGGGCGCAATGGCTCCAAGCGTATGCGGCTTTCCAGATTGCAGGGCGCTCAGAGCGCCCTGATTCTTATAGGATGCGGCTGGCTCTCCACACCGCCCCAGCTCGCTGTCAATCCCCAGCGCAATCCACGCCTGCTTGCGTTCCTGCCAATATCCCTGCCTAGCGTTTAGCACG